TACACCGGAATGAGACTACAAGAATTGTTAGCACTACGTTGGGAAGACATCGACTTTAATAACGATGTTATCCACATACAACGAGCGGTGAAGCGACGCGTAACCGACGAGGAGTATGTGGGAGAAACTAAGACTGATGGCTCTGATCGTATCATTGAAGTAGATGCTGAAGTTATGCGTCATTTACGTCATCACAGACAGTTTACACAACTAGAAGGTACTTTTGTTTTTAAACCAATCATTAGTACTAGACGATCCACAAAACGACCACAAGATGCCGTGCGTAAATTCTTTGGTGATAGAGATCGTTATGGTTTCAACCAAATTAAAACCATGTGGCCTACTGCACTAAAAAGAGCTGGCGTATCGTTAACTAATAGATCCCCCAAACAAATAAGGCATACCTTCGCATCCATTATGCTTGGTGAAGGAATGTCACCAATGCAGGTTGCCACCTGCATGGGACATGTATCATTAAACATGTTAGAAAAACATTATGCTAAAGCCATAATCCAAGGTAAGAAAAGACGTCGATCATTAGACATTAGTGCAATGAGAGATGCTACTAATTGATGTAGGGCTGAAACGGGGCTATTATTAGATGTACTATGGTGCACTAAGAACACCTACCTGGCTATAATTAACATTCTTTAACGACATATTCCCTTATATATCAATGGTTTACAAAAGATACTAAGCTGAACGGGACACCTCCAATCAGTTTGGCTAAAGCAAGGTAAAAGATATATAAATCAATATGTTACGGTATGCACCTGTAATATAGGGCTCAAAAAGGGCTTAAATGTACCCAAAAAAGAGGAAGCTATATGCTTCCTTTTTTTATATAAAAACTAGGAAATACTCCTATTTATGTAAAAACTAGTAAATATTCCTAGTACTTTATTTGATATACTTTCCTACCCACCTTCGCATTACGCTGACGCTACATGCTAGCTAGGTAGGAATCGCTAGCCTGCTCACTAGTAGATCTTTTTAGTGTCGCATCCGCGACATTTTGTGGGAAATAGTAGAAGGGTTTTTTTTGTGGAGAGAATTATGGTTAATTTCTCCCTATATATAGTACAGGAGCGAAAACAGTAAAAACCCTTTAAAATCAATGACTTAGCACCCAAATAAATCAACAGAAATTGTTGATTTATAGGGCTTTAATCAGCAAAAACTGTAGATTAATAAGGACATAAATGTCAATTAAATCAGGCGCCATCCCGATGTTTGTACCGTTAGGTACAAGTATCCAACTATCCCGTAAAAAACCTAATAACTTTGGGCGATTCCAAGCAATAGGTGAACTTAGTACCTTAGAGAGACCATCAAAGTACGACCTACTTGAAGCAATGACTGAGTTAAGTAAAGGCGCGCAGCGTTTATTTCTTTGGGCATTACTTCACCGTGATGATACCAACCGTCTTTTACTACCTAAAACACACAAGGTAGGGACAGCAGCTTACAAAGCCAAAATGCGCCTATGCATGCAGCTTCAGACAGCTAATTTAGTCGCTAGAGTAGCCCAGGAGCATGTTGCACTTCTTGAAATTGAAGAGGCATCAAACGAAGGACTATACCTATATATGCTGAATCCGTCTTACATTAAGTGCCGCCAACAATTGGATGCACAGCTATACTGGAAAGCCGTCACACGGAAGAAGTAAAAGCCCTCTATGTAGTCCACGGATACTGCCAAGTTAATATGCTTGGTAATGCCTCACCAAAAATACCCCGCAACACCCTATATTGAATGACCCTTTCATAGACTTACATCCCAACATCCGTTGGGTTTTGTGGTTTAAATATTCAATGGAGCAAACCAATGACTGCCACTTACACTAACAGGGGTGATTTACCCCTGTCATTAGCCGTATGGCTAACCCACGATACTTACGATCACGATGAACGTAGTAATCACATTTCAGCCACTTCATTACTGCGACCTGTACGACAAACTGTACTGGCAGCACGAGTACCTGAAGAAGACCGTATCTCTGACATTACTGATGTGGCAGCAAGCCGCATTGGATCAGCAATACACGACATGATTGAGTCCGCTTGGGTCACTAATTACAGCCAGAATATGGCACGCCTAGGTATTCCTGAAAAGGTCATATCCAGAGTGCGAGTAAACCCCTCTGAAGACGATTTGTTAGTACACCCTGACACTATTCCAGTCTATTTAGAACAGCGCTCAGAGCGCGAAATAGACGGCTTTATCGTGTCTGGTAAATTCGACTTTGTAGGTGATGGACGCCTGGAAGATTTTAAGTCTACTGGTACCTACACCTACTTAAATAAAACCAATGATGCAAAGTATATTTTGCAGGGTTCTATCTACCGCTGGCTTAACCCAGACATCATTACCCGTGATGAAATGGCCATTGCATTCATATTCAAAGATTGGTCTGCAGCTAAAGCAGCAGCCTCCAATAATTACCCTAACACACCCATGTTGGAATACGTTTTACCACTGAAATCCACAACTGAAATAGAAGGGTATATTCGCAATAAACTTTCCCAAATTAAACAGTTCACTGACGCACCTGAAGATCAGATTCCAGAATGTAATTCTGAAGATTTGTGGCGTAAACCTACAGTTTGGAAATACTACAAAAAGCCTGAAGCTAAACGTGCTACCAAAGTACATACAAACGCAGCAGAGGCGTATGCCTTCGCTAATTTAAATGGCGGCTTTGTTAGAGAATTTCCCGGCGGAGTAACTGCCTGTAAATACTGTGATGCTTTTACTGTATGTACCCAAAAAGATCGCTACTTAGCATCAGGTGAACTGATTATTAAAACATAAATATAAAGGAGTAAACTGTGCGCGAATTAGAATATTTTAAGCCTGATCTGTGCAAGTACAATAAAACATCAGAAGATCTTGTCAAAGTGCTCATGCAGCATTGTGAAAATGAAGATCCTATGTTTTTCCGAATGCTTGTCTCTTATTACTTCGCTAAAGTAGCCTCCACCATGCGTGCTGAGATCCTACTCTACAACGAATCCACATTACCTATTAATATTTATACGATTAACTTGGCACCATCCGGTGCAGGTAAAGGTAAATCCAGAACCTTCATGGAAGACAAAGTACTGTGTCTATTTAATGATCGTTTTAAAGACGAAACCTTACCTTTAGTGGCTCAACGTAACTTAGCTAAGATTGCTAATGCACGTGCCCTTAAGAATGGTAGAGATCCTAATACAGAGTTAGAAACTGTTCACGCAGAGTTTATGCAATCAGGTGAATGGCTATCTGCTTTTGACTCGGCTACTGCACCTGCTCTGAAGCAATTACGTCATAAGTTATTGATGGCAAAGGCAGGGTCACTTAACTTTGAGATGGATGAGATTGGCGACAATTTAACGTCAAACACTGATGCGTTTAGTAAATATTTAGAGCTATACGACAAGGGCCAAATCAAAGAGTCTTTAGTAAAAAACACTAAGGAAAACATACGCTTAAGTGAAGTTAAGGGTTCAACTCCATGTAACCTTTTAGCGTTTGGTACACCGTCTAGTTTATTAGATGGTAGTCGTACTGAAGATGAGTTTCATGGCATGCTAGAAAAGGGCTATGCAAGACGTTGTCTCTTTGCTTTTAGTAATGAAGTAAAACGCAACCATACGTTAACTGCTCGTGAGATACAGGCACAACGTTCTAACCCTGCAAGCTATAAATTTATATCTGACCTTGCTGAGCACCTGCGTATATTGTCAGGTGAAGTTAACTTTAATAAACAATTGTTGCTAGATAAAGATGAAGAGATTCTTCACATCGAGTATTCATTGTATTGCCGTGACCGTGCAGACAAATTAGGTGACTTCGATATTATTCGTAAGACCGAACTTGAGCATCGTCACTTTAAGGCATTAAAGCTGGCAGGTAGTTATGCGTTTATCGAAGGCAGTGCCCAGATCAAAGAAGAACATCTGTACCAAGCCATTGCCGTTGTCGAAGACTCTGGTACTCAATTGGATCGTTTGTTAACGCGTGAAGGCTCGTATGTTAAATTAGCTAGGTACTTAGGTGAGATGAAGCGTCCTTTAACTCACTCAGACTTACTTCAAAGCTTACCGTTCTACCCCAAAGCAGCAAATATTCGCAATGACATGTTGACGAATGCGATTGCATACGGGTATCAGAACCATATCATTATCAAGAAGTCATTCCGTGACGGCATTGAATTTCTAACAGGCGAGAGTCTAGTAGAAACTGATACTAATAAGCTGACAGTGGCTTACTCAACACATGTTGCCCATAACTATCTTAATGAAACTATCACTTGGGAAAACTTAGAAAAGTTAACTCAAACTAATGGTTACCATTGGATATCGCACCATGTACTAGAAGGTCATCGTTGTGAAGAAAAAGCAAAGCAAGGCTTTAACTTAATTGTCATTGATGTAGACGGTGGAACGCCGCTAAGCACTGCACAGGAATTGTTTAAAGATTACCGTGCTATGTTCTACACCACTAAGCGTCATGGTGAGAATGGGGAAGATCGTTTCCGTATGATCCTACCTATGAAATACACGCTTAAGTTGGATCGAGATGACTTTAAAGAGTTCATGCAGAACGTCTATGAATGGTTACCCTTTGCAGTAGATGACCAGACAGGCCAACGCGCCCGTAAATGGTTATCAAACCAAGGTGAAGTCAGCTCTAGTGATGGTGAACTGTTTGATAGTCTACCGTTTATTCCTAAAACCAGTAAGAACGAAGAGCGTAAGCAACAGTTGCTTGATCAGAACTCATTAACCAACCTAGAACGTTGGTTCATTAGTAATACTGGTGACGGTAATCGTTCTAACCAGTTGATTAAATACGCTTTATTACTTGTCGATGGCGGACAAACCATCATGCAAGTCGAGCAGGCTGTACACGCTCTCAACAACAAGTTAGCCAGTAAGCTACCAGATGACGAAATTCACCAGACCATTATGGTCTCTGCTCAGCGAGCCATTCAAAAGCGAGCTGCCTAGCACCTGTCCCCCCTATCAGGGTACGACAGTACAACAACCCTTGCCCTGTAAGGCTTTCAGCGTTTTCAGGGTACAGCAAGGGTGCTGTAAATAACCTGTATGGTACAACAAAGGGACACATCCGTGTCCTTTTGCGGTGACTAATCTAAGAAGGAGAAACCCATGACTACTGTAGTCAATGACCACCTCGTATTACTAGGCGGTAAGGCGGCTTCTGGTAAATCAGCTTCATTACTGAATTTGAGAAACCCTGAAGGCGTCATGTACTTAAACTGTGAATCAGGTAAGCGATTACCTTTTCGCAGTAAATTTAAAGAGTTTACTATCGTAGACCCTGTTCAGGTAGAAGAAGCGTTCCAACACGCTGAAACACTTCCTGACGTTCATACCATCGTAGTTGACTCACTTACGTATCTGATGGACATGTTTGAATCCACTCGTGTTATCAACAGTGCAAACACCATGAAAGCATGGGGTGAGTATTCCCAGTTCTTTAAGCGACTAATGCAGCAACATGTAACACGTTCTACCAAGAACGTTGTATTCATAGCGCATCACTTAGACGTACTTAATGAGCAGGAGATGCGTATGGACACCCATGTGCCCATTAAAGGCGCATTAAAGAACAATGGCGTAGAAAGTTACTTTTCATGCGTCATTGCTGCCAAGTCAGTAGGTGTTAAAGACTTGTCTACCTATAAAAATTCTCTTCTACACTATTCTGAAGAAGAAGAAATGCTTGGTTACAAGTATGTTTTTCAGACCAGAAAAACTAAAGGCACTGTCGGGCTATCTGTTCGTGCGCCATTAGGGATGTGGGAGACATCAGAAACATACATTGATAACGATATTCAACAGGTGTTTGATCGCCTTAAAGAATATTACAGTTAACACTAAAGGAAAATTATATGAGTTTATCTTCACTACGCACCGACCAATCAATTGAGGTCGAAAAAGACACTATTGGCGGTATTACCCGCATCGAAGAGTCCAACGTCTACAACCTAACTATTGAGTTAGCTTTTCTAAAGACTTCCCCATCTGGTGCAGTCGCACTGGAAACCCATCTTAAGACCGACAAAGGCGCTAACTTACGCCAAACGTTCTGGATGCAAAGTGGTACTGCCAAAGGCGGAAAGCACTATTACGTTGCCAAAGACGGCAAGAAGCGTTACTTACCTGGCTTTACCTTAGCTAATGACTTAGCACTACTTACTGCTGCCGCAGAAATTGGCGAAATAAGTACTGAAGAGAAGATGGTTAAGTTGTGGGACTACACCGCAGGAGAAGAAGTACCTACTAAGGTACAGATGTTTACTGATCTTGTTGGTAAGGACATTAGAGCAGGCATCCAGCTGTCTATCGAAGACAAGAATGTCAAGAATGACTCTGGTGAGTACGTGCCTTCTGGCGAAACTAGGACTGAGTCAAATGTTGACAAGTTCTTCCGAGCTCGTGACGGACTAACACGTACTGAGATTATTGCTGGTGAAACCACCCCTGCCTTTGTAGACGCATGGGTTGAGAAAAACCAAGGCTCTATTCGTAATAACGCCAAAGGTTCTACGGGCGTAGCGACTGGTTCGCCTATGGCACCAATGACTGCAAAAGCAGCTAACACTGCAGCACCTGTTACCTCTTTGTTCACATAATGAGAATAGCGGGCTTAGACCCGTCACTCTCAAACTTTGGTATGGTAAAGGGAAGCCTTAGTTTTGACCAGGGCTTTCCAGTGTTTGACCCGGAAGAATTGTTATTACAAGAAACCAAGTCAGACAAGGCCAATGCTAAAGTTGTTCGTAAGAACAGTGA